GTTTATTCACCGGACAAGCCGCTATCCTGCGGGGCGCGTGTATGGATTGAAACCGACGCGCCAGTCTGGATTCACACCGGCGAGGTAATCGCATGACAAAGCAAGCCACGCTAGTCGATCACGAAAGAATGATCCACAACATCACCGGCGTTTACCGTGACGCTGACGAAACGCAACACGCAGAAGGCTTGTTGTGGTACTCTGACGCACAGAAAGCGGCATATCATATCGCGGTAAAATATGATGTGCCGGTCTATATTGTGGTGGCGGTTATTGCCGCGCTTTCACCGAACAACAAATGGTCGCGCAACGTGACAAATGCGGCAACGCTAATAGCTGCATTTATACGGGGCGACGGTATCGACGCCGTGAAAGTGTCAACCTATCACGCGATGAAGCGCAAAGCTTGGGCCATCTTAGCGGCGCGTCCTGATTACGACGGGGCAAAAGCGATGCTAAAGGGACAGAAAATCACGTCCTTTTTCATGGATATCATGGGGGAATTCAACGTGACAATTGACGGCCACGCCCGCAATATTGCCTACGGTGAGCGCGTCGGGTTGACTGATGACCGCACCAATATCGGGGTCCGTGAATATCGTGCCTTGCAAGCGGCATACGAAGAGGCGGCGCGGCGCGTCGGCCTCATGCCTTACCAGTTGCAAGCCATCACTTGGCGCGTATGGCGGGACCGGCACGGGATAACATGACAAACCGGCTGACGCTAAATATGACAAACTGGCTGACGCTAAATAATCGGGGATTAATCAAAGGTTTCTTGTGTGCGCCTATTCGGGGGCGGGGCATAGGACTGGCGGATTGATCGGGCAGGCAGCGAGACGAAGGGGCTAGCCTGCCAGCCGGTGACGAAAAACTTTTTTTCGGCGCGGGGGTTCAACTGGTGCAAAAGATGTGCCATGATTCACGAACTGGCGACGATGCCAGCAACAACACAACGAAAGGGGCACGTTATGCCACTTGATATTATACCAATCGAAGAACAAGCCGCCAGCCGGTCAAAGGCAAAGGGCGGGGACATCTGGGCCACGCACAAGCGGATTGACGACGTATCGTTATACGAAAAGTTTGGGCAGGTTCGGCGGGTGCCACTCGAAGCACTACCGACGCAGGCATATCGCGATGATGGCATTGACTTTGAAATGGTCGTTGAGCCAGTGCCGGTTGCCAACTACCACGCTTTGCAGAACAAGGCGACGGGCGGGCTGCTGAACGTCCGGCCAGTCGGCAAGTCGTATGCGCTTGTTCCGCATGACCTGTTATTTCGGGCACAAGCCGAACAACTGGCCGCGTCTGACCTGCCGCTTGATAATGTGGAAGTGGTGGACAGGATATATGAAGAAGGGGCGCGGGTTCATCGCACGATCTACTTTCATGATCTGCAGGATTTGACCACAACACGCGACGGCAAACAGGACGCCGTCCGGTGCCGGATGGACATATTTAACAGCGTAGATATGTCATGGGCTTTGCAGATATTCAGCGGGGCTTATCGTGATCTTTGCCGCAATACGTTAGTATTCGGCGGGGAAAAGGCTTACCACCAGAAGCGCATTCACAAGGGGGCCGTATCGCCCGAAGCCATGATTGGCAAAGCGACGATGGGTCTGGAAATGTGGCAGGGACAAAAGGAGCAGATGCGCTTGTGGCGGTCTGCACCTATGACTGAAAAGCAGTTTGCGGACATCCTCAAGGAAACGCTTTGCAAGAAGAACACGGCTGCAGCGCGAGTAGATGAAAACCTAGCCGTTAATGAAAGGCGGTTAAACTGGATGCTGGAACGCTTCAAAGAGGAAAAGCAGGAACTGGGGCAAACGCTCTGGGCCGGTTACAATGCTTTAACGCACTGGGCAACCCATCTGCCTGATGCAACTAACAATGGCCGCAACGAGCGCAAACGATACCAGCGCAACGAGCAAGTGCGACAGATAGTCGACGGGCCATCATGGCGGTATCTAGAAGGGTTTCCCGCGTAACGATGGAAGAGTATTTACAAGCATTTTTCCTTATCTACCGGATTTTGATCGTTATCGCTCTAATACTGGGCTTATTAATTTTCATAAACTGGTAACACCAACGCCCAACGGGCAGAAAGACGAAACAATGACACAGAACAACAACCGAAATATCCCGCCTCACCTTATCGCCAGCTTTAGAAAGCTTGCCGATGATTTCGAGATGCACATCCGCGCAGACGAAAGGGACCGGATCATCTCCAAGATGCGCGGCACCCTGTTTGCCGAACAAGCCAGTAAGCCAGTGCAGGAAATCGAAGTGAAGTCGTCGGCATATAATGATGCGGTGGCACTGGCCCGAAAGGCAGGGCTTTGTGAGACGCATAGGCGACTGGTGGGCTATCTTTCGCAGGGCACGTTTCTGGCTGTTCCGACGATTGCCGGACATCTCAACATCCGGAAAGCTTCGGTTTATACCTACCTGTCCGGCCTTAAGAAAGCAGGATATGAGATCGAAATCAGATCGACGGGTAACCGGCGGGGCGGGTATGTGAATATCTACCGGCTTGCAAAGGTGGCCTGACTTGTGCTTATAATCGGGGGCGGGCTGCTGCTGGCCCGCCTCAACGTCTAGAAAACAAGGATAGGAAAAGATGGAACTCTCAATATTCGCACACGCTAAAGACACTTCAGACCACAACAAAGGCAATGCCAAAGTTGTTCTGGAAACCACCCACCACAAGACCTTCAAAGTCGTGAAGCTTAACGGGACTGACCAGTACGGCCACCCGATCAAGGTGAATGTTTTCATGGACTCTAACCAGCCGGTTAAAAAGATCGTCCACTACGCTTCTGATCACCCCAAGCATAACTAACCAGTCACCCTGCGCGGGGGGCTAATACCGCGCTTTCCTCCCTCACCTTGCCCCCAGTCTTAGTGCTGGGGGTTTTTTTGTGGGCATGACCCGTAATATAGCCTTGCGGTTTGATATGGCGGGATAATCTGGCGGGGCTTGTGTTCGGGATAGGCTGGGCTTTTTCATCGCCATGAAAGCTTTTTATAGTAACTCAAATGGCAAACAGGATGAACGCGCGTATATGTGAGGCGCAATATATAGCGGGGTTGTGTGCCAATCTGGCCATGCCGGATGCAGGGGGGTACCTCGGCACATCGGCGAGGTGGCTAATTTCGGGATGATATAGTACCGGATCAGGACTATATATGATTAATCGGTACTGGCCTTCTATGATCGTTGGCCACTGTGCATCACAGACAAACAAAAATATTCCCATGCGCGGGCGCACGCATGGGCCACCGGGGTACCCCCGCATATGCTAGCAATACCGCCCTCGATTTTGTGGCAGGATAGTTATCGATATGACTAAAAAGGATGCGTAGGGGGGTCAGCGGGGGTGTCGGCAGGTACCCTATGGGGTTTACCCCGGCGGACTTATGTCCATAGTACAGTCGAATTTCATTTTTGTCAAGAAAAAAAGTTGACACACATGTAAAAAGAGCCTATACTGTTGTTGTGAGCCGCATTTTTATGTCGGACCACCCCACTACGCGACACTTACGTTGTATTAACCAAGTGGTACAGGACATAAGTGCGTCTCACCCTTTTCCTTTCTAGGTAGAATATACGATGTTCACAGCTATGATACTTGCTTGTTGGCTTCACAGCCCTAGCGAATGCACACAATTCATCGATAAGCAGGGTCCGTACCTCAATGAGGGCGACTGTTCGATCCGTGTCGTGCAGATGATCAGGGAAATACGCAATATCACACCCGGAAAGATCATTATCGGTGCCAAATGCACCGTAATCGCACAGGAATCAACCTGAGTATGAACCTCCTTCCCCAACAAACGCCGAAAAAGCGGGAACTCACACCCCAACAGACGCAATTCCTCGACATTCTCTTCGAAAACGGCGGCAATGTAACTGCCGCAGCCGTCGATGCAGGCTATTCGAAGGGCAGTGCAGTCTGGTTACGCAAAACTCTCGCTGAAGAGATCGTAGATCGCACGAAAGATGTCCTGTCTATGAATGCCTATAAGGCCGCTACACGCCTCGTAGACACAATTGACAACCCCGCCCCCGAACGCGGTGACGACCTACGCCTCAAAGCCGCTGAGAGCCTCCTTAATCGCGTAGGAGTGAAGCAACAAGAGACAATCAACCACAATGTAACCGCAGTACACGGCGTTGTCCTGCTCCCCCCAAAGAAAGAGGTTGTGATCGATGGCTGATATGTCCAAGTACCCAAAGTATAGAGACTTGACCTCCAGCCAGAGAAAACAAGTAGACATTCTTCTCATGCAGGACGAGGCAGCAGGAATTAAAAATCTGCACGTGAACGACTACATACCTATGGTTGTAGATCAGTCCCGAAAAAAGATGGCGCACGGCGGCAGTTGTAAGGGCCGCTCCGCACAGGGAAGCGCGGAGAAGAACTAGGTGGCAGGACGCCCTAAAAAGGACCCCAACGCACCCAAAGCCACGTACAACCTCTCTACAAAGGAACGTGCCCGTCGTGCTGCCCAGAAGAAACTCAACGGAGCAAAGCGTCGTGCAGCCAAGACAACGAAGGCGGCAGAGGACAAACGACGCTACGCCCGCAAACTCGAAGATAAGATAGGAAAGGTAGAAAAGGCACTTGTTGGTAAAGAAACTAATGTCATCGATCAAGGCGACCTCGCAGAACTTCCTGCAGCCGTTTCAGATTTGGTTGATGATGCTGAAATCGTATTTAAGCCGAATGAGGGACCGCAAGAAGAATTTCTTAGCGCGGGTGAAAGAGATGTACTCTATGGCGGTGCAGCCGGGGGCGGTAAGTCTTTCGCTCTCTTGGCCGATCCTCTGCGCTTTTGTCACAACCCTAATCATCGTGGGCTTCTTCTTAGGCGTACTCTCGACGAGCTAACTGAACTCATCGACAAGTCACGCCAGTTATATACGAAGGCGTTTCCCGGTGCGAAGTTCCGCGAGTCGAAGTCTACGTGGGTGTTTCCCTCCGGTGCAACCATCTGGTTCACCTATCTCGACAAAGACAAGGACGTAACTCGTTTTCAAGGGCAGGCATTCAATTGGATAGGCATCGATGAAATTACTCAGTATCCTACGCCCTATGTCTGGGATTACCTGCGTTCTCGCCTTCGTACTACTGATCCTGAACTCCAGCAACACCTGTACATGCGCTGCACAGCCAACCCCGGAGGAGTGGGTGGTTGGTGGGTCAAGAAAACCTACATCGAAGGAACTCCCGAAAATAAGCCTTTTCCTGCCTTCGATATAGAAACAAAGAAACCGTTTGTGTGGCCCACCGGTCACGAGAAAGCAGGTCAGCCGCTCTTCTTTCGCAAGTTCGTTCCTGCGCGGTTGACCGATAATCCCCATCTGATGGCAGACGGCCAATACGAGGCGATGCTCAGATCGCTCCCGGATGTCGAGCGAAAGAGACTTCTCGAAGGGGATTGGGATGTGGCAGAGGGAGCGGCCTTCCCAGAATTCTCACGTACCCGCCACGTTGTCGAACCATTCGAACTTCCGACAAACTGGCCCCGCATACGTATGGCCGACTACGGATACGCCGCACCATCCTGTGTTCTCTGGGGTGCTATCGACTGGGACAACAACATCTGGATATACAGGGAATTATATCAAAAACACTTGACAGCAGAAGAATTAGCTGGTAGAATACTAGAAGCGGAACAACTAGACCCCATACCTCACTATACGGTCCTTGACTCGTCTTGCTGGAACAAGACGGGTTTTGGGCCTTCAATCGCAGAAGTGATGATGCGTGAGGGTGTGCGGTGGACTCCGGCAGACCGCAACCGCATTCAGGGAAAGATGGAGATACACCGTCGTCTCTCTGACGATCCCTACACAGAAGAGCCACGTCTACGATTCTTCTCTTCGTGTCAGAACATCGTCAAGCAGATCGCTGGTATACCTCTCTCGAAGACGAACAGCGAAGACGTAGATACGAAGGCAGAGGATCACGCATATGATGCCCTGCGCTACGGAATGATGACACGCATGAGTGGCTACGCTTCGATACACCAGCAACTCAATGCAATCAAGAATCAAGTACACCAAGTTCAAGACGAAGTATTCGGATACTAGATGGCAAAGTCTGACATAAAAAATCTTGACCCCAATACTCTCACACTTCGTGAAGCAGCGACGATCTATGCGAATGACGTAGCTGTTGGGGGTAAGGGCGTAAAGAACCCCAGCAGCTTTGTATCAGCTACAGTACGACTATTTGATGACATAGCTGATGAACCCGGTTCTGCCCTTTCTCTATTCACTCCCGGAGAAGACGGCAAAACTCCAATTGCATTAATTATTGAAGATTTGCCAGAGGACGATACAAATTTAAAATCGTCTATGTTGAACCTACGTCTCGTAGGTCACAATGTTCTTAAAAAGTCGCTGGCAGAGACAGACAGTAGGTATGGGTTTTTACCGGACTCTGCAGCAAAAAGTGATAAAAACGAAAAGATTTTTGGCAGGCTTGAACCTAAAAAATCAGAATCTTTAATTGCCATCAATCCGGATAAAGCTGTTCAACAAGAATTTTTTTCCCGCCTTGCAGCCAAAGCCGATAATCCGGCCACTCGTAAAGAGGCATTAGCTGCTATGTTCTTGCTCAACACGGGTCTTCGTTCAGAGGTCATTGAGCAACTAGAACCTCACCACTACGATGCAAAAAAGGGTGCGCTTTACATTCCCGGAGAAATAGCGGGTACAAAAGGCAATCCCGTAAATATTCCATTAAATCCAATGGCGGATTCTATTCTTCAAGAGTTTATTCAAGAACGCAAAAATAACGGATTAGGTGCAGATGCCGACGGTAAGAACCGAATATTTTTTAGGTTAGGAGCACGAAATCAGCCGGGAACAAATCTACCCCAAGTAGTACGGATGAGAACGGGCAATGTTACTGATGTTATGCGGGATATTAAAATTCCCAATTTAACCTACGATATAAAAACAGATACATTTTATGACACACTAAGTCCAGAAGGATTGGACAAACAAGTTAAGTCTGGATCACGTCTCCTTAGAAACATACACGCTACACTAGGAGAAGCAATCGGTATTCCGGACCATAGAATTGCATATTTAGAGGGTCGAAGCACAAAAAGCATTAGAAAAAACATATCAACGGGTGCCCTAGAAGTGTATCAAGTGGCGTTTCCGTTTGCTATAAGTGACATAGACAGGCAACACGCCTCTGCATACTCTGGATTTTTTTCAGAGGCTGCAAATGTTAGCGGTCTTAATATTAGTCAAGTCTTCAACATGGAAAAGCCACGTGTCTTTTCTGATACTCCCGGCTATGAGGGGTATTTTGATAAGCCTACTGCTCCCGCTCTTCCTGATTCGCCCCCAGTCAACAGTCCTGTCAAAGTAACGACAGACGCAGCAGAAGGCGGCATTTCACCTGAACTTCTCGAAAAGCTAAAGAAGAATCCGAAGCAACTTAGAAACTACTTAAATATGCTTGAGGCAAAGGGTGTAGATGTATCTAAGTATCGCCATACAGCAACTATAGCTGCTATTTTATCCGGTATTAGTACGGTAGCTAAAGGAGCAGTATCTGTTCTTCCGCCAGTCGGGTTTGAAATGACTCGAAGAGAATTAAAAGCTTCTGGCATGGACCCTGCACAAGCGGCAGGTCAAGCCGCCCTAGAAGAGGCTAATCTTCCGCTGGGAGTAATCGCTCCTCTTTCTCGTGCAGGTGCAGAGGCAGTCGTCGAGGCTTCTAAGGAGCCATTCCAAGAAGAAACAGGAATGAAATTAACTGACAAGAATTTAGGACGAGGAATCGTATCTAAAATAACTGGGGGGTTTTCCTATTCCTCCGGTGGGTTTATAGAGAAAAGGAGATAATCTCATGCCCGGTAATAACTATAACTATGGTGCATCATACATCATGAACGCAGACAAGACCAGCGTTGATAAGGATGAGGGTGCAACACAACTCTATCGCGAAAGCCTAGAGTTTGATGGTCGTGTCGTAACTGGCCCGATAATCGAAGCTATGCCCAAGAAGCAAACCAAGCCGACTGTGGAAGCTTCACTATTTAAGATGGCAGACGAACGCGACTACTAAGGAAGCGACATGGCCGATAATTTCCTAGAACCGGATGAAGAACAAGCGATTCCGATAGCGAATCCTGATGAGCAGATGCCCGGACTTGCGGGCCACATCAGGGCACGGTTTGACGACGCAGAAAACGGACGGTTCTCAAACGAACAGAGATGGCTACAGGCGTATAAGAATTTTCGTGGCATCTACGATTCGACAACGCAGTATCGCGACAGTGAAAAATCGCGGGTGTTCATCAAGATCACCAAGACCAAAGTCTTAGCTGCGTACGGTCAGATCATAGACATCTTGTTTGCTAACAAGAAGTTTCCACTTGTTGTCGAGCCGACTCCGATGCCGGAAGGTATCGAAGAGTTTGCTCATATGCGTACACCCATAGATGAGGCAACCCAAGCCCCCAGTGATCCCTATGGTTTTCCGGGAGATGGTCGTGAACTCGAACCCGGAGCGATGCAGGCCAATCAGCCTCACAAGCTAGGTTCTTACGGCAAAGACTTTGGTGATATGATCCTAGCGGGTAAGTCCCGCGCGGGTGAACCACAGTTCGAACCTGCAAAAGAACAAGCACGTAAGATGGAGAAGTGCATACACGATCAGCTTCTCGACACGAATGCCGTAAGTGAGTTTCGCAAGGCTATATTTGAGTCTTCTCTATTCGGCACAGGTATTATCAAAGGCCCATTCAATTTCTATAAGCGTGTTCATCGCTGGACTACAGATGACGACGGTGAGAGACAGTACGATCCCTACGAACGCACAGTCCCACGTATTGAGTACGTGTCTGTGTGGGATTTTCATCCCGATCCCTCCGCCACATCCGTAGAGGACTGCGAGTACGTCATCGAACGTCACCGCATGAACCGGCAGCAGCTTCGCAGTCTTGTTATGCGTCCTCACTTTGATGCACAAGCAATCGAAGATTGTCTCGCAAAGGGTCCGAACTACGAGGACAAGTATTATGAGGATACGATTCGTGAGGATGAGACAGAGCCACACATCTCTGAAAATCGCTACGAAGTCCTAGAATACTGGGGTGTTCTCGACGCAAAGTTCGCGAAAGAAGTTGGCTTCGAGGGTGCCGAAGACATGTCGGAATTCGACCAGATGCAGGTCAACATCTGGGTATGTGGCACGATGATCCTTCGCTGCGTTGTAAATCCGTTTACACCTGCACGTATTCCGTACCAGTCATTTCCGTTCGAAATCAATCCCTATCAAATCTGGGGTGTTGGCGTAGCGGAGAATATGGAAGATGCACAGTTGCTGATGAATGGGCATGTTCGCATGGCAATCGACAATCTTGCTCTCGCCGGTAACTTGGTCTTTGATGTGGACGAAGCGTCCCTTGTTCCCGGACAGAACATGGACATCTTCCCCGGCAAGATATTCCGTCGTCAGTCGGGCGTCACCGGCACGGCTATCAACGGACTCAAGTTCCCGAACACCGCCGGTGAAAACATTCAAATGTATCAAATCTCGCGTCAGCTTGCCGACGAAGAAACCGGCATACCGTCTATCATGCACGGTCAGACGGGAGTCACCGGCACCGGACGTACTGCTGCAGGATTGTCTATGTTGATGGGTTCTGCCGGATTATCCATGAAAACAGTAATCAAGAATATAGATGATTACTTGTTGAAGCCGATTGGTGAAGCATTCTTTCAGTGGAATATGCAATTCGGAGAGAACATCGAAGACATCACAGGCGACCTAGAAATCAAACCGCGTGGCGTAGCAGCCGTCATGCAAAAGGAAGTACGCACACAACGACTCACCTCACTGCTGCAAACTGTAGCCAACCCTATGCTGGCTCCGTTTGTGAAGATACCAAACTTGATGCGTGAACTAGCTATTTCACAGGACATCGATCCTGACAGCTTGGTCAATGATGCCAACGAGGCACAAGTCTACGCACAGATGCTACAAGGGATGATGCAAGATGCTCAACAAGGACCAAGCCCGGATGCTGGCCCCGATGCTCAACAGCAAGGAATGGGAGCCTCTCAGGGAGTACCTAGCGGACCTCAAGGACTTGACGATTCGGGCCGTGGTAACGGCACAATCGGAGTCGGAACTGCGCCAGTTGCAGGGGAGGCTGGCTTTACTGGAAACACTTCTTAAACTGAAGAACAGCTATGAAGCGGTAGTAAAAAATAATGGTTGACAGACGAACATACACGCCCGACGAGTACCAATCATCCTTCATCGATTTCTACGGTGGATTCGGAGGCATCGACACAAGCAAGGCACCTGAAGTGGGTGAAGAAATAAAACCTACAACTGCTTCGCCTGACATTATGAAGCCGGTGGGAACTGCTGATGACGAAACAAACATCTTCAGTGGTGTGAACATAGGTACAGGCGCACCCAGTTTTAAAGTAGGCGACGTTGACTATAAAAAATACTTAGAAGATTTTAGTGAAAATCCAGATGAAAAATCTAAGGCTGGAGAAGATAGGTCTTTGGGTGGATTTGTAGAGTGGGCCAAGAATGAACTACAGCGAAAACCAGAGATAGCGATAGGAACAGCTACGGGTATTCCCGGAGCCGGTGCGCTAGCGGCTGTAGGTGCTTCTCTTAATAGAAAACAACAATTAAAAAACGCCAACAAGATATCAGAAACCGGCGGAACTGGCGGGAGTATGTTCAAGGTAGGCAACCAAACAATTAGCCGTGCCCCCGGCAGCAGAATATATAGCGGCAATCTGGGCGGAATGACGCAGCAGCAAGTTGCAAATCTTGAAGCCATAAAGCGAGGATTTATACCCGGCACGATGGTTGAAACCGCTGGTGATGATGAAAAGTATAATATAACCGGCAAGAAAGGTCTTGTAAGCATCGATGGCGCAGCTATGGACGCATACGGCAACATCCACAGTGCTGGAGGACCAACTTCAGCTAGTCAAGCCACTGCTTTGCGTGAGAAGTTGTTTGTAGATACTATGAGGGAGCAGGGAATTAGTCTGGCGGGAGTAGATGTCGCTTCAGCCGCTCTCGAAATGAAACAAGCCCTAGATGCAAGCGCACGAGGTCGCATAGGAGTCTTCGAAACTGCAGCCAGACAAGACGGTTCTACTTATGAGGGTAATCGAAAAACAGCGCAGGAGTTTATCAACAAATACGTGATGGATACGCACGGATCAGGCCGGACTTCATACGATCCTTCGACTGACTACGGGATGGGCTATGCTCCTAAACCATACGATGCTGCAGCAATGATAGATATAAACAAACCCGGAGTATTTCGTCCAACTCCTCCTAGCAGCGTAACAGACTCTGCACGAATGGCTGGAATTAATGTCGGACCAAAGACTAGCAGCCTCATTTCACTTGACGATAGAATAAGAAGCGCGGGCCAACGCTATAGGGACAGCGGCCAAAAGGCAGCAGACGAAGCGCGTAGTCAAGAAGAGTTCCAGCCCGTTTACCTGACAGATCAGGTACGTAGAGAAGAACAAGCCCTGCAACAAGACCCCGGCATGTTTGGGGATGACGATCCCTCACCAGCAGGTACGCCGACTGAATATTCAATGACTGCAGAAGAAGTACAAAACTATGCTGATTCTTATGCTGATGTAAAGGATTATAGTTACTTTAAACAGGGTGGCCGTGTTGGCTTGCAGATGGGTGGCGCACCCGGCGCACCAGCAGGCTTCGTAGAGCGTCCGCCATCACAGGTATCCGAAGCGGCTACTGTGGCTGACGACAAACCTATGAGCGTCCCAGAGGGCACGTTTGTCATCAACGCTGCAGCCGTCGAAATAGCCGGTGAAGCAGACATAGCCAAGATGCTCAACAAGGCATACGAAAACTATCGCGTTCGTGGTGGCAAGGAAGTCATGGGACGTACACCGTCTAAGGAAGAAATCGACGTAGCCGTATCTCGCGGGGAAGTCATCATACCTCCACACATCGCCAAGATCATTGGCTATGACCGCCTCGAAAAGATCAACAATCGCGGCAAAAAAGAAACATCGAAACGTATCGAAGAAAACGGTCAACGCCCAGCGGGTGCTGCAGGAGGTGGATTCCTCACCAGAAAAAAGTTAGCAAACGGGGGTGAGATAGATTACGAGGATCGCATCATTGCGGATGAAGTTCGCCGTAAGATGAAAGAAATGCTCGGTAGTCTTCCCGATGATGTAACTGTCACTTCTGAATACTACGAAGATCAGCCTGTCGCAAGAATGGCAGGTAGACTGTACGCAGGAAAAACGGTATCTGACTATCATCAAGCTCTTGCGGATGTTGCAGGCATGACTCCTTTAACAGGAAAATTTAAAGCAAATCCTCGTACTAAAAAAATAAACGTACCGCAAACTCCAACGCTATTTAATCTTTTTGCGATGGCCGAAGAGATTGCCCACCTAGATCACCTAGATAAAAGACGCACAAATCCCTATCCTGACCCGGAAGCTCTCGGCTCATTCTTCAATCCATCCGCACAGATGAATAAAGAGTATAGCCAGTATGACAGAAAACTCGGAGCAGAAAAGTCCTTCAATCCGTACGAAGCGTTTGAGAAGGAAGAGCGGTATAGAGAAGAGATGAGAGCAAAAGCTATCGCGTACGAGACTGTGCAAGGCATGTTACCTAAAAGTAAAAAGACAGCAGATTTTACAAAATTAGGCTATCAAGAGAGTTTTGCTAAGTACGTGTACGACAACGCACCCCCTGTAATTAGAACAGGTCTTTTTGAGAAGTATCCTGAACTACAGCAATTTGTAGATGATAAGGATCGCTTTGTATCCAAAAGAACACCGGTAATTAACGCGGGTGTGAAAGAGTATAATAGAAGAGCTAGAGAAATAGAAGCTCAACGTAAAAAATAAAATTTAAGGAATTCGCTGGCTACCCGCTAACAACGGCCCCAGCACAACCGGAGCGGCTACCTACACGCCAAAGTAGCCCCGCTATCAAGAGGTAATAAAATGGCAAAAGCAAGAGGCCACCGTGCCAACAAACCTAACGACTCATTCGGAACAATCAACAATGACTCGTTATATCGTGGAAAGCACCGTGAAGATGTCTACAAGGATGACGACGAAGACAACGAAACGGAAGAGACTGTAGAAGCACAAGAAGCGGACCCCGAAGAGGCTACTCCGCAACAAGCAAACAGTTTCGTAGAACAAAAGCAAGAAGCGGAACACGACTACAAGAAACGATACGACGATCTCAAGCGTCACTACGATACAAAGGTAAACGAATTTAAGCAGGAAATCGCGGAGTTAAAAACGGTTATGCAATCTCCTCAAGCACAGATGCCACAGGGGGTAGCAATGCCAAAGACTCCAGAAGAACTGCAAGCATTCAAAGATCAGTATCCAGAGGTGTTCGAAGTCGTACAGACCGTTTCATCCTATCAGGCTGAATCACAAGTTGCCGAACTCCGTGAGGAACTAGGTACGATCAAAGAGCGTGAAAAGGAACTCGAAAAGCAGAAGGCTTACCAGCAACTGCTCAATCATCACTCAGACTTCGACGAGATCAAGTCAGATGAAAAGTTTCTTTCGTGGCTCGAAGAACAGCCTGAGTCAATCTCAGATGGCATCTACAAAAACAATACGGATGCTAAATGGGCGGCACGGGTCATAGACCTCTACAAGGCCGATACTGGTGTACCGGCAAAAAAGAAGAAGACCACAAAACCTTCTGCGGCAGACGCAGTTACTAAGACCTCCGCGAGAGAAGTAGCAACTGCAAAAGTAGACGGTAAAATGTGGAAGGCTTCCGAAATCCGTAGTCTCAAGCCGTGGGAGTTCGAGAAACTCGAAGACGAACTCGACTCTGCGCGTCGAGAGGGACGGATCGACCCTAACAACTAACCTTAACCTCAAAAGAAGGAAGGAAAGAACCAATGGCATTTGGTACTGCTGCAGGTTACGCAAACCTGCCTTCCGGTAACTTTGCACCGGAAATTTTCAGCCAGAAGGTTCTCAAGTTCTTCCGTCGTGCTTCGGTTGTAGAAGACATTACAAATACCGACTACGCGGGCGAAATTGAAAACTTCGGCGACACGGTTCGCATTATTAAAGAACCAACAGTCACTGTCTCATCGTATACACGGGGTTCCGTTGTAAACGCGCAAGACTTGGCTGACGATCAAATCACGATGGTCGTTGACAATGCAAACGCTTTTGCATTCAAGATCGACGACATCGAAGAGCGGCACTCGCACGTAAACTTCGAAGCACTTGCCACCTCATCCGGTGCATTTGCCTTGAAGCGTAAGTACGACGCGAACGTCCTGCAAGCTATCTCCGATGGCGCAGGCATCGCAGCTTCTGCTGTATCTGGCACAACACTGACTACTACTGCTGGTGCTACTACTCTTGGTACTGCAGACGCACCTATCAACATTGAGACAGACGACGCAGGCATCAACCTAATGCTTGCAATGGCCCGTCTCCTTGACGATGAGTCAGTGCCAGAAGAAAACCGCTGGTTTGTTGCACCTCCAATTTTCTACGAGAAGTGTTTTCAAGCTGGAAATAAACTTGCTGAAGTGCAGGTTACCGGTGACGCTACTTCACCACTTCGCAACGGTCTTGCAGTTCCGGGTACCCTCGCTGGTTTCCGCTGTTACAAGTCTACTGCGCTTAACAGCACAGGCGGCACAGACCAAGTTACTTTGACAGACGCATCTGCAACCCTCGCAACTGATGGTTCTGAGAATGTTGTTCTTGCAGGTCACATGTCATCCACCGCTACTGCTTCGCATATTGCGAAGACAGAAGTGGTTCGTTCAACTGAGTCGTTCTCTGACGTTATTCGTGGTCTTCACGTTTTTGGTCGCAAAGTATTGCGCCCAGAAGCTGTCGTTCGCGGCGTCGTTGACTTCGCGTAAGGGAGGGTTAAGTAAATGACCGATTATGATCATACCATTCCCGGCGGCGGCACTGTCGGACATCCCGGCAATGTTCCCCGGCCTTACATGGTCCAGTCTCGCATTTTCGATGCTGCTGACCAGAACCTGTCAGCTAACGATGTCGTCAAGATGATCGATGTTCCGGACAATACAATGGTTATTGGCGGATGTATCGACGTTCTTGAAGCAGGCGGTTCAGGCTTGACCTACGATGTGGGTCTTAGCACTGATATCGACGCTTTTGCTGATGGTGTTGACGGAAACGCTGACGCTATCTACCAGTTTAACCTCAAGGCTGCAGGCATCAATACTGTTATTGCTGCTGACGCCATTCAGGTTAAGGCACTGGGTGCAGGTGTAACTGCAGGACGCTTCCGCGTTATCGCCATCCTGTGCGATATCGGAACAGGTCCGACACAGACTGCTTCCGTAACTACGGGCACATAATACTTTTGGGGGCAGGGCAACTTGCCCCCTTTACTCTTTACTCAATTTATGTTATAAGCAATAACCTTTGCGGGGAATACACCTATGGCACGTAAAGCACCACCCAAGCCCAAGAA